ATCAAAGACGAATTAAAGTGTTTTTAACTTATTTTCAATTTGAGGAACATAATAAGTTAAATATCCTAATTCATTAGGGTGAGTTCCATCTGCATTGTTTGTATATGTGTTTTTCATTTCAAGTATATTAGTATTTAAGCCACCTTCTTCAAACAAATCAACTATAGGTATCCCCCATTTTTTGCATATTTCTTTAGCCTTTTCACCATATATCTTTTGATTGTTTAGATTTCGGCTACTCATATTATGTGGTCTAAAATAAAGTATTTTAGCACCTAGCCATTGAGTTTTTAAGGTTTTGCAAATATATTCAAATGCACCACAAAATGTGGTTTTATCTAAAGTATCTGAATAACCGCTTGTAATTACACCTAAAGGCTGAACTGCTCCACCATTAATGTCATTAGTTAATCCATTGAATATAATGTAATCACATACTACCCCATTAGTTATAGCTTGATTTATTTTAGTAATTATATTATTACCACCAACAGTTATTTCAGTTACAGTAGCACCACCAACAGCATAATCATAAACTGTCATATTATTTCTACTTGCTATTAGTTCTGCAACGCCAACACCATTATTACCATCACCTGCACTTATACTATCACCAAAATTTAGTATTTTTTTATTTAATAACGGATTGTTTATACTTGCTGATATACTGTGTATTAAATCATCTAAATAGTTTTTCATATCATAACCGATGTTTTTTCTATTTAGTCTTAATTTATCTATCCATAATCCATACTCATCTTGTTCAGTATAGTCTGTGTAACTTGCTATCGTTGTATCTGCGTCTTCTTTATAAACACTAAATCTTACATAGGCAACATCGATTAATGATGATGAAGTAATTTTTATTAATGATTTAGTTGTAGTTTCAGTTGTATTAACAAGTATTTTGTTTTTATTTCCGTCATACATAACATAATTTCTGTATCTACTAACATACAATTCTTGATGTAATTTATAAGGTATAAAATCAGTACAGGCATACCTTGAGTTACTTTCCTCTAACCCAGTTGTTGCATTTATCACTGTATTTAATTTCATATTTTTATTATCAACTAGATTTTTACTTACATTGATAAAACTTGCTCCATTTTCATTGTATTTTATATTTCTCTCTACTTTCATTATAAGCGAACCACTTTCACCTACAACGATATTACTTCCGTCAACTTTTCCTATAGTAAATTTATACTTAACTGTATTATCATTACCTATTATAGTTTTAGTCGTTATAAAACTACTTATACTTATTATAGAACCATCTAAATTATATTTTGCTATTCTATAATTAAATCCATCAGAAGGAGTTATTTCTACTATTTCATTAAAAGTGTGAAAATTGCTAGTTCTTATATATTTAACATCTGTATTTTCATAGCCATCACTTTGAATTGCACCTTGAACCCAATCACCATATGATATTCTAAATTCATTGTTTAACAATAGATTTGAAAGATTATCTATGTTGTTTTTAAGTGTTGGAAAAGAATTACCTTGATTATCAACTCTAGCTTGAACAACTTCAAGGTTGCTATCTCCACCACTTGCAAGTACCAAGCCGTTTATTTGAGATTGAATACTTTCAGTTTGTGTTTGGTTCGTCTTTTGTTCCAATTGCGAATTAATTTCTTGAATATCTCCCTTGGTTGCTGCTCCCCCTGTAGCTATTAAATGTTCGGTTTCATCTCTAACTTGACCTGCTTCAACTATCTTATTACCTAATTCCTCTAATATAGTTACAGTGTTAGAACTTTCTACAGCTCCTCTAATTACACTTCCAACTACTTCAAGCGTAAAAGAAAAAGTGGTGTTCTGTTTACCACTTTCTACTAGAACTATTTCTATTTCTGTTTTTCCTGGTGCTCTTGTAAAATCCCTATCTAAATTAGCTATAATTTTATTATTCAACTTAGTTATATCTGTATTTTGTATGATATAGGTGCTATCTGCCTTTAAAGCTTGTATAGTTATTTCGCAATTAGTTAAATCTTTTTCTAATCCATTCTCAAATATACTTGCTTCTAAAGTTAAATCATCATTCTGTTTACATTTAGCTGGCATGTAACTCTCTTTAGAAGTATCTAAATTAATTACTATTTTACTTGCCATATTATACCTCCTTTGGTTGTATGCCTATAAAATTACCTTTCGTATCAAAACATAGATTATATCCAAATATGGATGCTCCTATTTCGTATGGAAGGCTTATAAAATTTTCATTCAGATTCTTATAATATTCTCGCTTTTCTTCTAATTCCATGTTAGCCGGGAGAACTGGAATCATTGTGTTGTCTTCTGTTCTTTTTATTTCTTTAGTATCTATGTCATAAAACACTACCATTAGAAAGCCACCTCCTTGTAAATGAAGTATTTAATATAAATAGTAACATTCGGCATTGTATAATCACTCTTTGTTTTGAAGTCAAAGTATATTTTGTTTGTATCTGCTCTTGCTCTAATAATAGCAGCCACTCCATCACTCCATGTAATAGCTGGTAAACTAGTATATTCGTCAGTACCGTTTGCACCGTTCTGATATGCAGAAAAAGCTGGTTTATAACCCAAGCCATGCTCAATAGATACGGTTATATCCTCCCCGATAAAATTTATTTGTGTAGTTCCTTCTGCCACAATTTTGTGAATATTATGTGTCCCATCTATAAGCACAACATTATTTCCGTTTTTTAATCGGAAATGTCCGTTATTAATATCAAATCCACTTTCGCTAATAACCACGTTATCATCTATACCATTAAAACCTATTTTTACATTTGCGCTATTTTTAGCTTCATCAGTTGCATTTTCTTCTACTGTTTTACCATTATTTAAAGTAATACTAAAATCAGTTCCATCAAAAGTAATTTTATTAGCCAAATTTAATGTTCCATCTTCCATGTTAATCCATGTTTTACCGTTTAACGATTTTAATATACCTGTTTTTATTAGTGCTGCATTTAAAACACCTGTTATTATATAATCAGCTACGAACCCTTTTCCAGTACCAAATGTTCTAAAATCCCATTCTTGAGTGCCTGGTTTAAAACTACTTGCTATTTCAAATCCCATAGTACCTAAAGCCATACATCCAAAAGTTGGACTATCTTCTACTCTATCCTCGAACAATATTGCTCTAACCTCTTGCGGTTGAGCTATATCCCTAAGAGCCTTAAATTGAGTTTGAATAGCATTAATAACTCCCTGTATTTCTCCTGCTTTAACAGTCCCATTAGAATTAGTTATTTTATTAACTGTAGCTTGTATATCAGCTTGTTTATTAAAGAAATTATCTACTGCATTTCCTAATTCTATAGATATATATTCTCCTGTTAATAAATCTTTTTCATAATCTATAACTCTAGCTTTAACATCTATATCTAAGTGTGGAATATAGCAAGTTACTGTATCTCCTTTGTTTACATCTACAAGCATTTTAAAATCTTCATAAGCAGTAGTATTGGCTAAATTAATCATATCAATTTTATAATTTACAGTAGGCTTATCTATTCCTTTTTCAAACAACTCATTACATCTTCTTATAAGTTCCTCTCTAGCTTCTTGGATAGTGTTAAATCCTTCTTCATCATCTGCATTTTCTTTAACCTTAACATCTGAAAAGTTTATAACTCTCATTTTAGGCTTAGTATATTTATTTATTAATGGACTATCTACCCAGGGAGCATTACCTTCAAGTGTAATACCGTTAAACCCAACTGGAATTATTCTAGTAACTACATTTTCTATATTTATATCTTCTTCTATTTCATTAAGATTATATCCAAATTCTACTCTTACACCATTGTCGGAACCTATCATATCATTTATATAGACGTCAAAGTTCTCACAATAGAATTCTCCTCCCCATCTGTTTATAAAAGAGTTTTCATCATCTCCTAAAAGTGCTTCTACAATATTTTTTCTAATATAATAAGCAGTACTTAAAGTTGTTAAGTTGCTATGCCCTGTGAATGGTGTATCAGCTAAAATTATATTTAGCGCTTCTTGCCCTAGTTTATTAGTAGGTCTTACATCTAGAAGAACCTTATCTATTAAGTCAAAAAATATAGGCCTTGCATAAGCTGTTACACTATACAAAGACCTGACTACATTATATATTCTATAAAGTTTTTTCTTTCCGGTTTCCTCTGCTGCTATTACATTTTCAAAGTCAATATACTTCCATCTTCCATCATCATCTATAGAGTGTTCTAAAGTTAATTCATTCTCGCTATCTTTATAAGTACATGAAGTAGGATCTAATGTTATATCTCCATTTTTATCATAATTAGTATTAGTTTTAAGATATATCTCTATCATTATAAGCACCTCCAATTAGGTGTTATATAGATTTTAAAGCCACTTGTCCAACTAAATGTATTTTCTCCTTCTTGTAAAAACAAATCCTCGTATCTGCCCTGTAAGGCTACATTATTAACTATTCCATTTCTATAACATAGGCCTTTATCTGTATCTATTATTAATTCTTGTCCTATATTAGCCTTAATAACTTTATTGTTTATATTAAGAGTTAAATACCCTTCTCCTACAATTCTATATATAGGTTTTGAAAGTAAGTAATTATTATATAATTGTTTACCTAACTCTCTTTCATTTTCATCTATATAAGTGTATGGTTCGCATGTAAATATAGCGGTAAATTTCCCTAGTTTCTTCATAACTCTTTCAGGCGTTTCTATACTTACTTTATTAACTTTATAATATACTTCTAGATCATCACTAAATTTTAACTTATTATTTTTATTTCTTAATATCCAATTCTTTATATTTCTAAAGTCTTTATCCCATCTTTCAGGACTTTTAGAAACAAAATTGAAAGATACATGTATATCTATATCTTTATATCCCTTTTCTCTATATAAAGTCTTCCCTCCTGGTACTTTAACTTCTTCATATTGCATTACTGGAGAAGGCTTAGAAGGTCTAGTTGCCACTAATAAATTAACGTCTAAATTTGTTTTTTCATTATAAATTATAAAATATCTTTTATACATAGCCTAATCCTCCTTTACCTTTTCTATAATTATTAGTACTTCTTCCTACAGATTTAACCACTTGTTTAGTAGTTTTATCTATAATTTCTTTATCTCCTAGATATACATGTAGTTCTATATTATTAGAATTATCATTATTTATTAATCCTGCTATAGCCTTAGCAGTTTGTATTGCAGTATCTTTTATCATATTTTCAGATTGAAGATGATTTTTTATTTTAGCTCCTCTAGGCAATTCTACAACTTCATATCCTCTTTCGTTTATAGCAGTTAATCCACCTTGGAAGTAACTTGTACCTAGAGCATTACCAACAACATTTCCGCTCATTCTTTCTGTATAAGTTACAGTTTTCATATACTTGGTTTCCGGTTTCCACCTATCCCAGGTTCCAAACATCTTTTGCCAAAAGCCCACTATCTCACCTGTAGAATAATCGACATCATCCCTTATATCTTTGTTCATGTAAAATATTTTATCTACCGCCTGTTTTCTTGTTTCTTCTGCTTTTTCAACTATTCCATCTCTTTGTCTTTTCGCATCTTCTATCATTTTATCCGCTTGCTCTGCAGAAATTGCTCCAGTTTCATCTCTTAATCTAATAATTGTTGCTAATCTTTCCTCATATTCTTCATTAGCTATTCTTACAGCTTCGTCTCTGCTGTCATTTAGTTGTTTTATGTGTTCTGATGCTTGCTCTGCAGTTATTCTTGTATCATAATCTTTCATTCTTTGAAGTATTATTTGAGCTTCTACTTCATTTTCTGACAAAGCTTTAACAGCATTATCTCTCATCATATTTTGAAGAGCTGTTATTTGCTTTGTTTCATCTTCAGTCAATGCTCTTTTTTCTTGACTTGCTGTATTCATTATCTGATTAATGCTATTTTCATATTCCTGTGTTTGAGTTTTTCTATCTTCGTAGAATGTTCCTGTTTTATTGATAATATTAGCCTGCTCCTCTGCTGTTAAAGTACTTTGAGTAGTAAACATATCTTGTAATTGAGCTATACTATCAGTTTTTTGTTTTTCATATCCTGAAACAATTTGAGTACTCATTTCATTGAATTTACTTGTCATATCATTCTTTATTTGATCTGAAATTACAGTTGAATTAAGATACAAACTTTGCATTTCATTCTTCGCTGAATCGTCTAACTCAACATATGCTCCAACTGCAGTTTTAGTTGCTTCGCTTATTTTAGTTACTGTAGCTTGTGCACTATTAGCCATATAAGTACCACTAGTATCCATTGTCTGTGCTGCATACTCTATTTTATCTGCAAAAAGGTCCACCTCTGGAATAACTTCTTTATTAAGTCCTTTATATATCGCATATCCTGCTCCAGCTATTGCTGCACCTGCTGCAATATATGGTGCTGCTGCAACTACAACTCCACCTAAAGATGTTGCTAATCCTGCTATCCCTGCAGTTCCCCCTGCAGTTGCTGCTGCAGTTCCAACTCCCGCAGTCGCCACTTCTGCAACTCCTAAACCTGTTGAAAACTTTCCAGCTACTTTCAAAACACTTCCAAAACCTTGTGCTAACTTTCCTACTGTTCCTACAACCGGACCTGCAACCGCTGCTAATCCAGCAAATTTTATAATATTTTCTTTTGTTGCCGGACTTAGCTCATTGAACTTTTGTATCAAGTCCTTTACCACCACAAGTCCGTCTTTTACTATAGGAAGTAATTGAACTCCTATTTCTCTAGCCATATCCATTATTTCATTTTTTAGTATTTTGATTTGACTTTCTGTAGTGGCATATCTTTGATTTGCTTCGTTAGTAAGGGCGGTATTTTCTTTCCAAGCATTACTTCCTATTTCTATAGACTTAGCGAATAAATCTCCAGCGCTACTTGCTCTTAAAAGTGCATCCCTTACTCTTATTTCAGATAATCCTAATTCATCCAGCACAACTGCCTTATCATCTAACCTTCCCAAGCCTTCAATGAAAGCAATTAAAGCTCCAGTTGCGTCTTTTTGAAATTTTGTAGCAAATTCGTCTGCTGACATACCTGCTACTTTTGCAAAGGCAGCAACCTTTTCGCCACCAGTCTGTATTTCACTTTGGATGTTAAGCATTACTTTTGAGAATGCTGAACCACCTGCTTCAGCTTCAATCCCTACAGAACTTAAAGCTGCTGCAAAAGACATAATATCCGATTCTGTCATTCCTACTTGCTTACCAGCCCCTGCTAATCTCATAGCCATAGAAACAATATCTGCTTCTGTTGTAGCCATATTATTCCCTAATGCAACTATAGTTGATCCAAGCCTATCAAAATTCTTTTGTGACATTTGAGTAATGTTAGCAAACTTAGCGAGTTGGCTTGCTCCTTCTTCTCCAACTAAGTTCGTTGCATTGCCTAAGTCTATTATAGTCCTTGTAAACTCTAAAACATTATCTGTCTGTATTCCTAATTGTCCTGCACTTTCTGCAACTGCTGCAATATCTTCTGCACTTGAAGGGAGTTCCTTAGACATTTGTTTAATTCCTTCTTCAAGCTTTTTGAAATCTTCTTCTGTTCCATCTACTGTCTTTTTTACCCCGGCAAATGCACTTTCAAAGTCAATAGCCGACTTTACTGCTGCAGTTCCTACTGCTACAATAGGTAATGTTACTGTTTTAGTTAATGTACTTCCTACTTTGCTTGCTTTTTCTCCAAAGTTAGA